CAAAGAAAGGACCTCTTAAACAGATTGTTCCGCAGTATGGGTCTTTAAAAAATGCTTATACTCTTCTTTGGGATATGAAGGACAATCGTGGATACATAAACATCGTTGCAGTTATGCAAAAGTTCTTTGACCAAGCAATCTCTGGTAACTGGTCTTATAACCCACAACACTTTGAAGGTTCGGAAGTTCCAACAAGTGTGATGGCACAAGATCTTTTAACTACATATAAGTACGGTTGGAAAACATCTTACTATCAGAACACCTACGATGTTAAGACAGATGAGGTTGAGAGTGATAATGAAACACCAAATACCCAATTAGACACGTTAATAGAGGATATAATATCCTCAGATCAGGAGGAGGCTTGTGAAAGCTGTGCAATTTAGAAAAGATTCTACGGAGAAAAAAGTGGTTGATTCCATGACTGTGTTCAACACACAAAAAGTTGACACTAAAAAACAACCAATGTTTTTTGGTGCACCTTTAGGTGTTCAGAGATACGACTCTTATAAGTATCCTGCATTTGAGAACTTAACTAAGTCTCAGTTAGGATATTTTTGGAGACCAGAAGAAGTATCTTTACAAAAAGATCGTGGTGATTATCAATCATTAAGACCAGAACAGAAGCACATCTTTACATCAAACTTGAAGTATCAAGTGATGCTTGACTCTGTACAGGGTCGTGCACCTGGTATGGCATTTGCACCATATTGCTCTCTTCCTGAGTTAGAAGCATGTATGAACGTATGGCAGTTAATGGAGATGATTCACTCTCGTTCATACACATACATTATGAAGAATGTGTATTCAGATCCAAGTGAGGTATTTGATACTATACTTGAAGATGAGAGAATCTTAGAACGTGCTGCAAATGTAACTGGTTCATATGATAATTTTGTAAATTCTGCACATCAGTATGATCAAAGTAATTGGTGGAGAGATGATTGGAAAGGTAGTTATAATTCTAAATTTGAAAGAAAAGAATTAAAAAGAAAACTTTATCGTGCAGTTGCTAATGTCAATATCTTGGAAGGTATACGTTTTTATGTTTCTTTTGCTTGTTCGTTTGCTTTTGGTGAACTCAAACTTATGGAAGGGTCAGCAAAAATCATCTCACTTATTGCGAGAGATGAAAACCAACACCTTGCAATCACTCAAAACATTTTAAACAATTGGAGAAAGGGTGATGATCCAGATATGGTTGAGATTGTAAAAGAAGAAGAGCAATGGTTGATTCAAGCATTTAAGAATACTGTTGATGAAGAAAAGAGATGGGCAGAATATCTCTTTAAAGATGGTTCAATGATTGGATTGAATGATAAACTATTACAGCAATATGTTGAGTGGGTAGCAAATCGTAGAATACGTGCAATTGGATTCAAACCAATCTATGATGTACCTGCAAGAAATAATCCATTGCCTTGGACAGAGCATTGGATATCTTCAAAAGGATTACAAGTGGCACCACAGGAGACTGAGGTAGAATCCTACATTGTCGGTGGTATTAAACAAGATGTTAAAAAAGATACATTCTCAGGATTTAAGTTATAAAAATCTGTCTATATAAAGAAATGATCTTTATAGGATGGAAGTTGATTATGAAAACCCTTGGATTTACGAAGGTACTCCTTTTACCTCTGATGATATTGGTGACTACTATGGATTTGTCTATCGCATCACCAATACCACCACGCAGAAGTCCTACATCGGAAGAAAGTACTTTTACCAGAAGAGAAAACCCAGAGGAGGAAAGAGAAGAGTCACAAGCGAGTCAGACTGGAAACGATACTACGGAAGCTCTGACGACCTTAAACGAGATATTAGAGAAATTGGTAGAACTTCTTTCAGAAGAGAAATCCTCTCCCTCCACACAACCCTCGGAAAAGTAAATTACGAAGAGACAAAACAACTTTTTCTTCATAATGTTCTAACAGAAGCACTTGACGATGGAACGCCTATGTACTATAATAGCAATATACTCGGCAGATATATGCGTAAAGACTATGGCAACTTTGAAACAGACAGTAAATGACACTCATGATTGGTCACTTGCTCGTATCTGTGAACTATGCAACTATGGTGAAATAGAAAACGTTATGAATGGTAATGCATTACGTCAAGAATTTGAAGAATGGATTGTCTCTTATAACAAAGATTCTGAAGAAGAAATCATCTCCCTAGCATATATCGGAGAGGGAGGCGAGTATGACATTTAGTTTATTCATTAAATAATCATGTTACAGAAAATTGTAAATGGAATCGCTATTGCAAGTGGTGTTGTATCTCTCACCGTTGTTGGTACTGTTGGTTACGTATTCATACGCAAGGATGCAATTATCGAAAACATCAAAAGCAAAGTAATGGAATCAGTTTTACCTGGTGGACTTGGTGGTGCACTAGGTGGAGTTGGTGGAGGAGCTATCAATGGTGCATTAGATTTACCAGGTCTTAGTAATCCTATGGCAGCACCTGATGCACCAACAGAACAAGCAGAACCTACAGCACCTACTTTACCACTTGGTTTCTAATCAAAAACTCTTAACATAAAGTTAAGATTGCTATATATAAATAGTCGTCTTAATTTTTATGGCTGAAGAAGTAAAAAAGGAAGCACCTAAAAAGGTAGGACCACTCGGTAAGTTAAAAGAACTAGCAGAGGACAAAGAGGAGCAGATGGAAATCTTCTCCACTTTTGTGCGCTTAGGTATCTTAATCTGGAGTGGTGGAATATTGACATTGAATTATGTTTCAATTCCTAACTTCCCTCAGAAAAATATTGATCCAACTTTCATAGCGAGTGTCTTTACAGGAGTACTAGCTAGTTTTGGAATCCAAACTGCAAAGAACAAAGATAAGAGTGCATCAGCATCTTCACCTGGTTCAGTAACAAAAGCAGACATGGAGAAACTACTTGAAAAAGCAGCAAACACTGCACCTGCACAAACTATTCGTATTGAACAAGCACCTATGGTACTTGCTCCTACTCCTCCTACTAAGAAGGCATAATGGAAAAGAAAGAGGTGAAGTGGTCTAGGTTATTTGCACTTGGACTTGGAGGGATCCTTGGTCTCTCTCATATTGGTATGATCGGTGCTCTTATGAATCGTGAGAGTAAATTACCAAGTATCAATGTGCCAGTAGGACCTTATACAGCATACGAAGCAGAGGTTGGTAAAGAAGGATATAAAATTAAATATCGTGCGAACGACCCTCTGGTGATGCATGTGGAACGGGATAGTAATACAAAAGCAGGGTTTCTGGGATTGGGTAACAACAAAGTTAAAACAATTGAACAGTACACGATGGACGGTTCAGTTCACACAAGACCCAATAATTCATCAACAACAATTGCAGACGGAAAATCCGAAGCTTGTATCAAAGCAATCGGAGGAGGAGAAAATACAGGAAGACTCGTGGGTTCCAGTGTTGGTGCTAGTGTTGCTCCTACTGTTGCCAATATTCCCATTATTGGTTGGGTGGCTGCTGGTTGGGTAACTATGTTCTCAGGTAATCAAGGTGCTGAGATTGGTGGTCAGATGGTAGAAGATCTAAACAAAGATTGTTAGTGTGTAAACCGACACATGGTTGCGTAAAAATACTCACATGGTATAATAAATATTATTGTACTGGAGTTGAAAAGAATCATGTCCCATTACACACTTAGTTGGCATGACCAACAAAACGAATATCACGAAATAGGTGAATATGCGGATGACGCATTTGAAGCCGTAAGAAACGCAAGGGAGGATGTTCCGTATCTACACGAACATCCTTTTTCTTTGGAATCAATTAAAAAGGAGGAATGATTATGGCATATAATGTCACTGCTATTGATACAGAAGGGAATAGCACCACGTTTGAATGTGAAGAGGATGAATATATCCTTGATAAAATGGAAGAGGAGGGTATTGAAGCTCCCTATTCTTGTAAGGCAGGTGCATGTTCTACGTGTGCAGCAAAAATCACAGAAGGAACTGTAAATCAAGAGGATCAATCTTTCTTAGATGATGAGCAAATTGAAGCAGGTTTTGTTTTAACTTGTGTTGCTTATCCTACATCTGACCTAACAATTGAGTTAGGTAAGGAAGAGGAACTCTATTAAGTATAAATACTCATAGATATAAAAGAGATATGAAAGAATTTATTCACTGGACAAATAGATTTATGGTAGTAACACTACTCATTGTATCTTGCGTCTTTTTAGGTGGTAAAGCATATGCCGCTGAGATTACTATGGGGTCAGGTGGTAATCTAATTTTTGAACCAAATGAAATCACAATTAGTGCAGGTGATACAGTTACATTTGTAAACGGAGAACTGCCACCTCATAATATGATTGTCAAAGACCATCCCGAATTATCACACTCAGACTTGGCTTTTATGGGTGGGGAAAGTTTCGAGGTTACTTTCCCAGAGTCTGGAGAGTATGAGTTTCAATGTGATCCTCATGCAGGTGCAGGAATGAAAGGAGTTATTCACGTAGAATGAAAAAATTTAACACTTGGGTGCTAGACACCACAATTTACATCATTGATTTTC